TGTGGGACGACGCCTTAAGGCCATGATGCAGACCATGAAGTACAACGATTCAAACCAGTGGATACGCTACATTGACCGTGACTTCATCAGTCTAGACCAACGAGCCGCACAGAACCCCTGGGACCTTGAAGAATGACCACTGACCACACACTTCGTGACGGCATGATTCACAATGCTCGAGAGAGTCGTCGTGCGGATGAAACCCGGATCTTGCAAAAAGTCAACGCTGCCAACCGTGAAGCCTTTGTGCAACGCATGCCTGGACAATTGGAACATGTCATGCGCTTGGTCATGGAACGACTGCAACACATTCTAAGCAAGCCAGCAGGTGTGGAACTCACACATCCTGACACATGGTTGGGCACACCTGAAGACATCATGAGTCTTTGCCTGGCCCTACGCAATCTAGAAGAAGTGCGTGTGAACTGGCCCATTGAACGAGCCGACTGATGACCTACCACCTGCACCAGCAAGACTGTGTGGAGTGGATGCGATCGCAACCTGCTGAATCAGTAGACATTGTGGTCACAAGTCCACCCTACAATAAAGGCATTGCTTATAATGGTTATCAAGATAAAAGAACAGACTACCTGATCTGGATGACTGAGGTTTGGTCAGAAGTGTGTAGGATCTTAAAGCCTACAGGGCATTTGTTTCTAAACATAGCAGGATCACCAGACCAACCATTTCTTGCTTATGAAGTTGCCCGTTCAGTGCCCTGGCGTGTGCAGAACAACATGGTGTGGGCCAAGGCAGTGGAGTTCAGAGGTCATATCTACGGACGCTCAACCGTGAACATCAATTCAAAATTCAGACTGCCCAATGGTCATGAAACCATATGGCACTTTACGGCAAAGGGCAAGACACCCATAGATATTTCTGCCAGTTCAGTGCCTTACCGTCCAGAGTTTGCGGAAGACAACTTCCAACGCACTGGTCGTAGAACAAGACCCACAACCACATGCTGGCACATACCTTATGAAACTACAGGTTATATGGGCGAGTCAGCAGCCAAGGTCAAAGGTGAAAAAGGTCATCCGGCTATATTCCCAAGAGAACTTGTGCGTCACTGCCTGCGTGTGGCCGGGGCCGGTAACAGTCACAGGGTGTATGATCCCTTTGCTGGCACTGGAACTACCTTATGGGTGGCAGAGAAAGAGTTTGGCTGCGAAGCCATTGGCACGGAAATAGATGCAGACTACGCAGATTTCATTCACGAAAGGATGAAGTAATGCTGGATCCAGGTGTGCTCATGCGCAGGGCTGTGCGGTCAGTTTGTGATCAGCACAATCTGTCTCCTGACAATTTGAAACAGTTTGACAGTGTCACACAAGACCACTTTAGAGACTTGGCCATTGCTGTGGCAGATGACATGGTGTACAACCAACTCAAGTACTTTAGACCATTTGAACATCAAAAAAACTTCTTTGTTACCAAAAGCGACAGACGAGGCATCTTGGCTGCCAACCGTATTGGCAAGACTGTATCAACCTGTTATGAAACAGCCATGCATCTCACTGGCATCTATCCTGACTGGTGGGAGGGTCATCGCTTTGCCAAGCCTATTACTTGTATGGTTGCCGGTGAAGGCTGGAGCCAAGTTGCTCTTGTGCTACAACAAGAACTCCTGGGCACACCAGACATCAAGTTAAGAGATGCCTTGGGCACAGGTGCCATTCCCCGTGACTGTATCATACAAGACACCATGCGGTCAGATGGTGCCAACGCCATTGGCATTGAAATCAAACACACATCAGGCGGCAAGAGTTATTTGTTGTTTGCCAACTACACACAAGAGGTGCGTCAGTTGCAGGGTTTCAAACTGGACCTGGCTGTGTTTGACGAGCAGCCACCGGATGATTTCTTTTCAGAAATTGTCACAAGAACAGCCACCACACAGGGCATGATCTTGTGTAGTTTCACACCCTTGAAAGGCTTGAATGGACTTGTATCAAAGTTTTGGAATCGTGAAGAAGGCTATGATTACATTCGTGTGAGCTGGGATGATGTGCCCGAATACGACCTATGGGGCGAGCCGTTCCTACTCAACACCACGCGACGCCAACTGGAGCGAGACTATCTTCCGCACGAACGCGAGGCTCGTATGCAAGGGCGGCCTATCATGGGCAAGGGTGCTGTGTTCCAACTTCGTGACTGGCCAACCTACAAAAGTGGATCCGTCAACTTTCAAGACATGCCCAACATACAGCGAGTGATTGCATTGGACCTGGGTCTTGTGAATGACAAAACAGTTATCAGTCTGATGTACTGGGATCCCTACGAACGGTCAGCCTGGTTGCACAAACAAATTGTGGTTCAAGGAGTTGAGGAAGCAATTCCCACACAGTATATCAGTCACCTATTGAGACCAGAGGTTTATGGCACTCCAATTGTTCTACCTGCAGACGCATCCACACCAGGACGCTACACCATGTCGAGCACAAGCATCCGAGAACTCTTCGAACAATACGAACTCAATGTGATAGACGGCGCCATTATGAATCCACCAGACCCACAAGGTCGAGTGACCAACCACAAAAGTTATGGTATCAACCAGATGCGACAAATGTTGGAAGTGGGCAGTCTGCAGGTGAATGAGAACTGTGTGGACTTCTTGCGGGAAGCCTCAAACTACTATGTGGACACACAGGGACGCTTTAGTGATCCAGACGACTGCATTGACTCCTGCAGATACGCCATTCTGGCCTGCTTGCAAGGCATTTGTGAACCCTGGGACAACAAGACGCCACAACAGCGTATGGCAGCACAGCGTGATCGTTATGTGCGACATGATGATTCAAACAAACCTGCTTGGAAGAAAGCCTACTCAGCACAATGACCTATACTTTACACAACTCTGACTGCTTGACCTGGATGGCCACACAACCTGGTGAATCTATTGATACCATAGTGTTCTCACCGCCCTACAACCTAACGGGATTTAGAGGATTTAAATTACAAAGAACAATTGCCAATGGCGGGTCCTGGAATACCAATGGTATAACCTACAACGCATTTAATGATGACTTGCCTGAAGATGTATATCAACAACAACAAGTAGATATCATCAATGAATGTATTAGATTGTTAAAGCCACACGGCAGCATATTCTACAATCACAAACTTAGAATGCGTAATCGCCAAGCCAGTCATCCCATGTCATGGATTTTGCGTAGCAATGCTATCCTACATCAAGAGATCATCTGGGACCGCAAGAACACACCTGCGTTAGATGCTCGTATATTGTTTCCTGTGGACGAAAGAATATACTGGCTGTGTAAAGACAAACCCAAAGTGCGTAAGGTCAATGCCACACACAAAAAGACCATCTGGAGCATATCACCAGAATCCAACAACAATCATCCAGCACCTTACCCAGTAGAATTGGCCACTGCTTGTTTGACCTTGGTCAGCGATCCAGGTGATGTGGTATATGATCCTTACGCAGGTTCAGGCACAACCTTATATGCTGCCAAACAACTGGGTCTTGATTCAATAGGCACTGAAATAGATCCCAGTTATTGCCAACTTATACACCAAAGGATGCGATGACCTATCAACTACATCAACAAGACTGCATTGAGTGGATGGCCACACAACCTGATGCCAGCATAGACATCATTGTGTCAAGTCCGCCCTACAACAAAGGCATTGTGTACAATGGTTATCAAGACCGCAGAACTGACTATCTGGATTGGCAAGCACAAGTATGGACACAAGCCTGTAGGATCTTAAAACCCACAGGACACTTGTTTCTAAACATAGCAGGATCACCGGACCAACCGTTCCTGTCCTATGAAGTTGCCCGTTCAGTGCCCTGGCGTGTGCAGAACAACATAGTGTGGGCCAAGGCTGTAGAGTTCAAGGGCCACATCTATGGGCGTTCAACGGTGAACATCAATTCAAAGTTTAGATTGCCCAATGGTCATGAAACCATATGGCACTTTACGGCAAAGGGCAAGACACCAATTGATATCGCAGCCAGTTCAGTGCCTTACCGTCCAGAGTTTGCGGAAGACAATTTCCAACGCACTGGGCGTAGAACAAGACCCACCACAACCTGTTGGCACATTGCTTATGAAACCACAGGCTATATGGGTGCCGAATCAGCCAAGGTCAAAGGAGACAAAGGGCACCCTGCCATATTCCCAAGAGAACTTGTGCGTCACTGCCTGCGTGTGGCTGGTGCTGACAACAGTCACAGGGTTTATGATCCCTTTGCAGGCACAGGAACCACATTGTGGGTGGCAGAGAAAGAGTTTGGCTGCGAAGCCATTGGAACTGAAATAGATCCAGACTACGCTGCCTTTATACATGAAAGAATGCGATGAAAACAATAGATGAATACGGACAAGCCTGGAATCAAGTACCCAGAGCCACACACCTTGTGACCATTGGCGATCAGGGCGCCACCCTCCTGTGCGAGGCTCATATGAACGCCATGCGGCACACGCTCACGGCTGCCGCTGTGAGCCAGGAAATATTTGAAATACCCCAGGACGATGAACCTGTTGCTTGTCAGGCTTGTCACTTGACAGAAGTGAATCGTCCCAAGATAATCCTGCATTGACCCCCCTCTTTAGCCCACCCGCTAAATAACACAACACACAAGGAAAACCACCGTGCTGGACATAAAAAATATTCCGGTTAATGACATTAACCAAAACAAGAAAATCAACGCCAACTTTGTGCGTATGAAGAATCTAATGGATGTGAAGATGGCTTCATATCTACGCTACCTAGGAACCAAGAATGCAATCAATAGAGCAAGCGATTATCATTATCTGTGTCTTGCTGTCACTGATTCTACTGCGCCTGTAAACGGCATAGATTATATTCACCCGTCAGTCAAGCCAGTGGTGGATTATGCTACTGCTGTGATCAGCAAAGGCTTGATCCCCAATGGTGAAGTGAACTTTGACTTTGTGGCCGACGGTGAATCTGATGAAGAAGCCGCACGACA